CGGACGCAGTCGGACGGCCCAACAGCCGCGCCGGCGCAGCGTTCGACGCGCGCAACCGCATGACGAGGCGCTGATGCCCGCGCTCGTCTGGCCCTCCAACATTCCAAGCCGGCTTGAGCGCTCCGGCGCAAGCCTGCCCTACGCCGACGCGCGCCGGCGCTTCGAGCCGTCCGATGGCGCGGGCCGCGTGCGCAAGCGGATGTCAACGGCCGTGCGCCCGATTTCCGGCGCGCTCAACCTTTCGGCCGCCGAGCACGCGTATCTGCAGCAGTTCTGGGACGTGACCACGAAGGGCGGTGTGCTGCCGTTCTGGTTCCCCGATGTCGAGCGGCGCGGCATGCCGATGCTCGACGATCGCAGCCTCACGCCGCTGCTCACAGCCGACGGCGCCCCGCTGCTGATGAGCGCGTGGATGCTCTGTCAGTTCGGGCAGGAGCCTCCCTCTCCGCAGCCGCTGGCGGGCGGGCGCATGCGCGTGATGATCTCGCTCGTGGTGCTGCCCTAATGCCGAAGGTGACATCACTCAACGCGCGTACAGCTGCGCAAGCCAGCGCCTCCGAGGTCGTGCCGATCGCGCTGATCACGATCACACATGAAGACCTTGATGAGCCGGTGCGGCTTTCGACCGATCCGACGAAGCGCCTCTCCGACGATCCGCTGCGCTACGGCACGATCCATCAAGGCGAGATCTATTACTACGCGCTGATCTCCGTGCCCATGCCCGAGCAGGGACAGGACGCGGCCGACACGGTCGCCATGACGATCGACATCGTGACGCCGGAGCTGTCGCGCATCCCGACGCTTGTCACATCGCCGGCAACAGTCGACATCGTGCAGGTCATGTCGTCGACGCCCGATGTGATCGAATTCGAATGGCGCGGGCTTGAGACGCGCTCGGCCGAGGTCGACACCGATCAGGGCCTCATCACGATTGAGATCGGCCGCATGCCGCGGCTCGACGAACCGACGCAGCTCCATCGCATGACCGCGCATCGCTTTCCGGGGCTGCACAGGCGATGATCGAAATTCCTCGCATCGATCACTGGACGACGCCCTACATCGGCTTTGCATGGATCGAGTATGGGCGAGGCCCCAGAGCGTTCGACTGCTGGGGGCTCATGCGCTGCGTCTATGAGCGCGAACTCAAGATCGATGTGCCATCTCTCGCCGGCGCATACGCAGATCCGGCTGAGCGCGCCGAAGTCGACCGGCTGCGCCGCGAAGATCCTGCGCTCAGCGTCTGGCGCGACGTGCCTTTGGATGAGCTGCGCCCCTTCGACGTACTGCTGTTTGGCGGCGCCTATCTGCACGTCGGCGTCGCGATCGACCGCACGCGCATGCTTCACATCGATCGCGGCCGCACGTCGGAAGTCGCCCGCCTCGACCGCACGCGCTGGCGGCTTGCGTCGGCGACCGTCGCGCGTCATCGCAACATGGAGACGATGGCGGCATGAACGACGTCGAACAGAACACGCTGCCCATCACTGTCCTGCCGCGCCTCGACATCGCGCGCGATCGGCGCCGCGTGCTGGCGCCGGTGGGCGCAACGCTCTTCGACATCGTGACGAACGCGTTGCCCGATCTTTCGGTCGAGCAGCGAGGCTACGTGCGCGTGTCGATCGGCGACGACATCGTGCCTGCGGAACTTTGGACGCGCGTGCGCCCGAAGGCGAATGCGCCTGTCGTGATCCGCGTGGTGCCGTCGGGGTCGTTGCGCGCGGCGCTGATGATCGCCGTCGCGATCGCCGCCATCGCGGTCGGACAGTTCTGGGTCGGCCCTGCCCTTGCNGGCACGTTCGGATTTTCGGCCGCCACATGGGCGGCGATCGGCACCAGCGCGACGATGATAGCGGGCTCGCTGCTGGTGAACGCGCTCGTGCCGATGACGCAGCCCGGCAAAGACAAGCAGCGCTACGCAATCTCGGGCGCGCAAAACAGCATGTCGCCCGATGCGCCGTTGCCTCTGACGCTCGGCACGATCCGCTTCGCGCCGCCCTATGGCGCACTGCCCTACACAGAAGACGTCTCTGACGAGGAGCAATACTTCTACGGGCTTTACGCCGTCGGCGTCGGCCGCCACCAGATCTCCGACATCCGCATCGGCGACACGCCGATCGCCGAGTTCAAGGGCGTGCAGATCGAGGTGCGCCAGGGCCTCGAAGCGGACGAGCCGTTTCAGCTGATCAATCGCCAGGTCGTGGAAGAGGCGATGCAGGTGCAGCTGAGCAACGAGGACGGGCCTGTGCGCCGCGTCTCGGGCGGCGACGCCAGCGAACTCAGTGTATCGATCCGCTTCCCCGGCGGCCTTGTGGCCGTGTCCAAGGATGGCGACCGCAAGTATGTCACCGTGCAGATACGCATCCGCTGCCGGCTGGCGGGCACGGCGATCTGGACCGAAGTTACCGTGCTCAACGTCTATCGCCGCACGCAGCGCGAATTCCGCGTCTCGCATCGCTGGCAGGTGGCGACGCGCGGCCGCTATGAAGTCGAGATCACGCGCATCACCGCCGACTACGAAGAGCGCGCCAACGTGCAGGCGACCTGCCATCTGATCGCGCTGCGCACATTTCGACCAGAGTACCCGATCAACATGAGCGAGCCCTTTGCAGGCTTCGCGCTGCGCATTCGTGCGACGCGGCAATTGCAGGGCATGCTCGACAACATCAGCGCGCGCGTCTCGCCGGTCATCCTCGACTGGGACGCCGAGACCGAGGAATGGGTCGAGCGCGTCACGCGCAACCCGGCCTCGCTCGCCCGCTATCTGCTGCAGGGACCGCAGATGGCCTATCCGTTGCCCGACGACGAGATCGACCTTGAGGGCCTGCAGGACTGGCACGCGTACTGCGCACTGAATGGGCTGTTTTACGACGGCGTAGTGACGGAAGAGACGAAGCTGCGCGAGACGTTGGCGGAGGTGTGCGCGGCTGGCCGTGCGCGCCCGCTCGATCGCGGCTCCAAGTGGGGCGTCGTCATCGACCGGCCGGTCGATGTCGTCACGGCTGTCATCTCGCCGCGCAATGCGCGCGGGATCTCGTGGTCGCCGCAATATGTGCGCTATCCCGACGCTGTTCGCGTGCGGTTTCAGGACCGTTCAAACGACTATAAAAGCGCCGAGCGCGTCATCCCGTGGATCGGTTTCACCGGCGATCCGCAGGTGGTCGAGGAATGGCCCATGCCGGGCAAAACCGACGCCGACGAGATTTGGCGCGCGACGCGCCGGCGCATGCGCGAACTCATCCTGCGGCCCTATCCGTACAAGGCGACGCAGGACGTCGAACATCTTGCCGTCGAACCCGGCGACCGCGTGATGCTGTCGCACGAGCAGCTGGCGGAAGAAGCCCGCGCCGTGAACATCAACGCGGTGCGCGGTCGTTGGCTCTCGCTCGATGCCCCGGTCACTATGTCCGAAGGCCAGACCTATCGCGCGCGCATTCGGGACGCTGAGGGCGGCATGCGCGTTGCGACTATCGAGACGCGGCCCGGCGAGTGGAGCCAGATCAGGCTGGCGACGACGCTCACACCAGCGCCGCAGAACGGCGATCTCGTCCTGTTTGGCCGCTACGGCGAGGAAGGCGTCGACTGCGTCGTGAGCCGCATCGAGCCGGGCGACGACTGGACGGCGACGATCAGCCTGCTGCCTCACGCGCCGGAACTTGATGCGCTGACGGCGGCCGAGACGCCGCCTGCATGGGACGGCCGCGCAGGCGGCACGGTGTCGGATACGCGAGCGCCTGCAGCGCCGCGTTTTGCCTCCATCGCCTCCGGTTACGAGATCCCGGACCAGATGCCCGGCACTGTGCTGGTGACCATGGCGCCCGCCGTTGGCGATACGGTGCCTGTGCGCTCCTTCCAGTTGCGTCATCGCTACGAAGGCGACACGGAATGGAGCGTCATCGACGGTTCGGAAGCTATCGCCTCCCTGCTCTACGCCGTCGACGACGACATCGAGCTGCAGGTCGCTGGCGTGAGCTGGTTCGACATAGTCGGCGAATGGTCGAGCGTGCGCGACTACACGGTTCTGCCGATGATCGCCGACGGCCCGGCGCTGGCGAGTTTCACAGTCGATCGCTTAGCGAATGGCCAGCGCCGTTACACATGGACGTTCCCGCCGCCTGCCGACGAGGAGAACCCGCCGCCCCTGCCGGGCGTGCAGCTGCGCTATCGCGCGGGCTCCTGGCTCACGTGGGACGATCTCTACCCGCTGCAAAGCGGCGCGCTCTATTCGAGCCCTTACGAAAGCTCCGAACCCGCGATGGACGGGCTCTATACGTTCGCTGCGCGCGCGCTCGACGGCAACGGTGGAGAAGGCCCGCCGATCATTATCGAGATGGATACGCAGCCGACGGCGCCGCTCTTCCTCTCCGCGATCCAGACCGGCGACGACATCAACGTCTCGGTCACGATGTCTGTGGCGCTCGATAGCGGAAACGTCCGCGTCTATCGTTCGCTCGCGAGCGAAGCCGCCTCCACCGAAACGGATGTTTCCGGGCTGCTGGATGCGCCGGCTGGATCGACAGTGTTGTGGACAGATGTCAGCGCCGCAGAGAGCGGCGAGCCCGACTACCGTTATCGCGCGCGTGCGGAAAACGACGCCGGCGTGAAATCACTTCCAACTAACGAGGCCCTGCCGTGAGCCAGCCAGGCATTCCCGTCTCGACGGTACCAGAGGAAGAGGCCGTTGACTATGTGCTCGGCCTCGTAGCTCGCACGGATGAAATCTCCGATCTCGTCAAGGTGCCCTATAGCGCGCTGCGCGACGCCGTCGGTGAAGACCTCCTTGAGGATATTACCGCCGCCAAGCAAGCGACAGGCGGAGACCTGGAGGCCGTTCAAGCACTCCGCGCCGCCTTCGACATCGATGCGCCGGCTCAACTCTCAGCTGTAAACGCGGCCGGCGCTTCGCAGGTGACAGCCGTCAACAACGCTGGCGTAACGCAACGCAACCTGATCGCCGGCGCGGTGCCGCGCAACCTGTATGCGTCGACCGCAGACGCGCTCTCAAACGGCGTTATTGGACACGCATCACTCGTCGGTGGCAGCGGTGGAACGAACGGCACATTCGACGTGGCGCTTTCGGGCGGCGGCGGAACGGGAGCCGCAGCGCGCTTCACCGTTACGGGTGGAGTACTCGTCAGCATCCTCTGGACAGCGAAGGGCAAGAACTACACGTCTGCGCCGACTTTGAGCTTCGCGGCGTCGGCCGGGCTGACGGGCGCGAGCGCTATCGCGGTGATCGGTCAAAACGAACCGCCCGGCGCCGTTTTCGGCGTCGCGCCGGGCGCAAACAGCGCTCTCTACGACGTCTATGAAAACGTCGCAGGCGTCGCGACCATGCGCGGCTCCTCGCCCAGCGAAGCGCGCCTCGTTGCTGTCAGCGCCCTCTCAACACCAGTCGGCACGTTCGATCAAGCTGCGCGCGTTCGCGCGCTGCCGGAGCAGGTCGACATTCCGGTTCTCTTCAATGGCGATGGCTCGACGCTCGAATTTTACGACGGTCTTGAGCACGTCATTCTCGGCGGCGTGCCGCGCGTCCCGTCGCTTCGGCAGGCGGCCGTTGCGCGCTCTGGCTCTCCTCTCGTGTTGACGCAGCGACTGCATATTCCGTCATGGGGCCAGTCGAACGCCGAGGGCGTGGGCTACGGCGCCAACATCAACGGCGGCCCCGAGGTCATTTCGAATGCAGCGCCCTATGCGACGAAGGCGCTGATGTTCACCAACGGCGTCCGGCCGGACTCCGTGCCGACGGACTTCAACGGCGAAGAGCCGCTCAAAGAGAACACGCAGTTCGGCGGCGTGACAGGCGCCCCGTCTTCGAAGGGTGGCGAGAGCTGCGCCACCGGCATGGCGAGCCGGTTTCTTGAAGACGGCGTTCTCGACGGCAACTGGGATCTGTCCAGCGCTCCGATCTTGTTCATGTCGAACCCGGGCATCACCACGGCTAATGTGGACGCGTTCAAGGCGACGGGATCGCGCTTCAGCCGCTTGACGACGCACATCACCAACGGCAAGGCGCGCGCGACAGCGGCAGGCCATACCTACAATGTGCCGGCGCTGTTGTGGTTTCACGGCGAAACCGATGCGTTCAACGACCTTCGTTCTCGCGCGACGTATTTGTCCGATTGCATCACGGTCCACAACGACGCCATCACGACGATCAAGGCGCAAAGCGGTCAGACAAATGACCCGCTAATGTTCTTCGTGCAAGTCCACTACATGGTGAAGAAGCCAAACAACCCCGCTGCGATTGCTTTAGCGCAGTATGATCTTCACAACGGAACGACACGTTTTTGTGTGGCGCCTACCTATCCCTATCCCTTCTGGGATGCGCCGCACCCTAACGCGCTCGGTCGCCGCATGATTGGCGAGCTGGCGGGCCGCGCGATGAAACAGGTCATTGTCGACCATCAGGTGTGGGCCGGCTTGCGGCCCAGGTATGCTTGGTCGAAAGGGAACGAGNTCTTCATCAAGTTTCACGTCCCGTGGGGGCCGCTCGCGCTCGACACCGAGTTCGTTCCGAAGACGCAGGACTTCGGCTTCAAGATCATCGACGGCGGCGGAACGAAGACCATCACCGATACTCGTGTCGTTGCATCGGATATTCTCAAGATCACATGCTCGACAGCGCGATCGGGCGCCGCCAACATTCGCTACGCCCTCGACTATCTCTATGGCGGCGCAGTCGCAGGTTCCGAATTGATGGCGTCCGGCAATCTGCGGGACAGCTATCCGACGCGCATCAACATCGCCGGTCAGAATTACTTCCTGCACAATTGGGGCGTGGAGCTTCGTATATTTCGGTCAACGAACTTCAGCCTTCGGTNGTGTGACATGGCGACTATTCTTTCGGGCAACATCCGGCGCGCCGCAGTTCTGCCGAGCGTGGCAATCGTCAAAGCCTCTGCGCGGGTCGATTATGAGGCGCTCGCGACGCGGCATTTCGTGTTCAACAAGGGCAACAGCGGCAATCTCACATGCCTGAAAACCGCCAACATGATGACAGTGGTTGGGTCAGCGCCGACGCATAATGCCGGTTCGCTGACTATGGGCGCAGCTGGGAACCTCCTGCACGCTGGCATTCCCGACAGTCTCAAGTGGTCCGCATGGGTCGTGATGAAGGTGCCGCCGACGTTGCAGGGCTCCGGCTTCGGCTTGTCGGCGCTGACCACGTACACATCGTCCGCCGGCGTGCCGCAGGGCGGCTTGTTCGTCGGCCTTAACGCGGGCACAACCCTCGAGATGACCGGGCGAGCGACGATCGCCGGCGAAAACCAGACACAGTCCTGGAATACTGCCGATCTTGCCGTCGGTTCTTGGGCGTTTGTTGCGCTTGTCGTAGATCACTCCGGCTCCAACCGATTGCGCCGTTACGGGCTTAATCAGCGCGCGATCGACTTCACGGACGTGGGCGTCATCACGCCTCACGCCTCGCAAAACATTTCGCTCGGGGCTAACAGCTCGCAGCCGGGCGGCATGGGTGGCGCAGAATACGCCGATTACGGGATTGTCGATGGTGTCGCTCTGACGAAGGAAGAGTTGGCCGCGATCTATTACCGTGCGAAGGCGCGCGCCTTTGCGCTGAATGGCATCATCGTCGGCTGATCAATCGGAGTGTGGGAAGACGGGGTCCGGGTGACCCCGGTCGCGGGTGGAGTTTGGCAACAGATCCCGCGAGGTGCCGGTGGGGTTCAAGCACCACCCCGTCCGCCGTCTTGCGACGGCGCAGGGATGGTCCACGCTGGACCTTAAGAAATGAAGAACACGCATACGCAGAGCGGCTCCATCGCAGTTGGTCTGACGCCCGTCGCTCCGACCCTGCCCGTCGCTGGCTATCTCGGCGGCAAGCGCAATCTCGCCCGCCAGATCATCGAGCGGATCGGCCAGATCCCGCATGCGACCTACGCGGAACCGTTTGTAGGAATGGGCGGTGTGTTTCTACGGCGGCCGTTCCGGGCTAAGGGCGAGATCGTCAACGACATCTCGGCCGACGTTGTGACGCTGTTTCGCATCCTCCAGCGCCACTACCAGGCCTTCATGGACGTCCTGAAATGGCAGGTGGCGAGCCGCGCCGACTTCGAGCGCTTGATGCAGACGGCGCCCGACACGCTGACCGA